CCTGAAAAAACGCGCCGACGCCGGACGCTGCCGCCTGCTCTACAGCACCCACGAGGACAACCCCCGCCTCTACCAAGACGGCGAGTGGACCGAGTACGGCAGCACCTACCTCGCCCGCCTCGACACCCTCACCGGCGCCCGCTACCACCGCATGCGCTGGGGCAAGTGGGTTGCCGCTGAGGGCTTGGTGTACGAGTCGTGGCAGGAACCCATCCACCTCATCGACCCGTTTGAGGTGCCCGCGTCGTTCACCAGGTGGATCAGCATCGACTTCGGGTACACGGCGCCGTTCGTCGCGCAGTTGTTCGCGGAAGATGGCGACGGCCGGCTGTACCTCATGCGCGAGTGGGTGCGGTCTCGGATGCTCGTGGAAGATCACGCGACCGTCATCCGGGACCGGCTCCTGAAAGGCCAGCCGAGGCCGCGCGCCGTCATCACGGACCACGATGCGGAGGACCGGGCCACGCTGGAGAAGCATCTCGGCATGGGCACGCAAGCGGCGCACAAGTCCGTCTCCGACGGCATCCAGGCTGTGCAGTCCCGCTTGAAGGTGCAGGGCGACGGTAAGCCGCGCCTGTTCGTGTTCCGCGACGCACTCCTCGAACGCGACCAGCAGATGGACGAGACCTCGCTGCCGATCGGCCTGGCCGAGGAGATCGCGGGCTACGTCTGGGCCGTCAAGCCGGGCAACGCGGGCGGGCTGAAGGAGGAGCCGGTGAAGGCGAATGACCACTCGTTGGATGCTGGCCGGTACATGGTCGCGGCGCGGGACTTGGGTGGTCGCCCTCGGGTGCGGGGCTGGCTGTGAGACTGTCGTGACCCTACAAGCCGCCATCGAGGAGATGAGACGCCCGTGACCAGCATGAAGGCCCGCGCCAGGGAGCGCATTCGCAGGTGGAGGCAGGCGCTGAATAGGAGTATGCCGATCCTGCTTGACATGACTGGGATCATTCTGTTGTCCAGTGCCGCCATGGTGTGGCACCTGATCGCTGGTCTCGTCGCGCTCGGCCTCGGGTGCTTCGTCCTCAACTGGCGGTGCTACGGCAGCGAGTGAACGAGGGGAGGGTAGGTGGCCAGAACCCTCCTCGGCGCGCTCTCCAACGCCGCCCGCACGGCCACCCCGCCCGTCCCGTTCGCCTCCCGCGCCCAAGCCCACGGCAGGTTCTTCGGCAGCAACCGGTCCGCCGAGGGCCAGATGCGCGCCATGTCCGCCGTGTCCACACTCTTCGCGATCGTCGACCGCACCAGCAACGCCACCGCGCTGGTCGACTGGAAGCTGTACCGCAAGGCCAAGTCCGGCCGCGACGAGGACCGCGAAGAGGTCCCCTCCCACGCCGCCCTCGACCTGTGGAATCGCCCCAACGGCTTCATGCCGCGGCAGGAGTTCGTCGAGTCCTCCACGCAGCACTACGACCTCACCGGCGAATCCTGGTGGGTCATCGCCCGGCACCCCGGCGTGAACATTCCGCTGGAACTGTGGCCCGTACGCCCCGACCGCATGACCCCCGTGCCGGACCCCGAGAAGTTCCTGAAGGGCTACGTGTACACGTCGCCCGACGGGGAGCAGATCCCGCTGGAGCTCGACGAGGTCATCCAGCTGCGCCGGCCGAACCCGCTTGACCCGTACCGGGGTCTGTCGCCGGTGCTGTCGATCCTCCCGGACCTGGACACCAGCCGGTACGCGGCGGAGTGGTCGCGGGCGTTCTTCCTCAACTCGGCGCAGCCGGGCGGGATCATCGAGGTGCCTGCGAACCTGTCCGACGCTCAGTGGGACGAGATGCGGGAGCGGTGGGCGGAGCAGCACAAGGGCATCCACAATGCCCACAAGGTCGGCATCATCGAGCACGGTGCGAAGTGGGTCGACCGCACGATCAGCCAGCGGGACATGCAGTTCGTGGAGCTGCGCGGCGCGACCGCCGACCGGGTGCGTGAGGCCTACGGCATCTCCAAGTCGGCGATCGGTGACTTCGAGGACATCAACCGCGCCTCGGCGTTGGCGGCGAAGGCGTGGTTCGCGGAGCAGCAGACCATCCCGCGCCTGGAACGCATCAAGGCCGCCCTGAACTTCGAGCTCCTGCCGATGTTCGGCGCGACCGCGCAGGGCCTGGAGTTCGACTACTGCGACCCCGTCCCCCCAGACCCCGAGACCGAAGCCACCACGCTCACCGCCCGCACCAACGCGGCGAAGGCGCTGGCCGAGACCGGGCTGTGGGCGCCAGACAGCATCCTGTCCGCCGTCGGCCTCCCCGAGATCGAGGCAGCCGCCGCAGTAGGCGGGGACGGCAGCATCAGCCCGCGCGAGCTGGGCGACATGATCCAGTCGATCTACCTCGGCGTCGACGTGTGCCTCACGTGGGAAGAGGCCCGCGAGATCCTCAACCGGGCCGGGGCCGGGCTGGACTTGAACGTGCCGCCTCCGGCGCAGCTCGCGCGTCGCGGCCGCGCCCTCGCGAAGCCGGACGCTCAGCCGGTCGAGACCGAGCCGACGGACACGTGGTCGGAGACGGTGGCTGGCCTCACCGGTGAGGACATCGAGAACGCGCAGCGATGGGTCGTCGTCACGACGGACGACGACGACCGGTGTGAGCCCTGCGCCGAGCAGGACGGCCGCACCTACAAGAACCGCGCCCAGGCGTACAAGGACTACCCGGGCGGCTCGGGCTACGTGAAGTGCGTCGGCGCTGAGTTCGGCAACGACTGCCGCTGCAAGGTCGTGAAGCGGGGACGCAAGGGAGAGGGCTCATGAACATCACGCTGCCTGGCAAGGCGGCCACCTTCATGGCCAGCCAGCGCGAGCAGGCCGAGAAGCAGCGCGCCCGCGCGGGCGTCGAGGCCCGCTCCTGGTACCGCGTCACCAACGCCGCGGACCCGGATGAGGCCGAGGTCATGATCTACGACGAGGTCGGCGGCTGGTGGGGCACCACGGCCGATGATCTGATCGCCGAGCTCAAGGGCATCACCTCGCCGAAGATGCGGGTCCGCATCAACTCGCCGGGCGGGTCGGTGTTCGAGGGAATTGCTATTGCTAACGCCCTCCGCGCGCACCCCGCTTCCGTCACCGTGCAGGTCGACGCCGTCGCCGCCTCGATCGCCTCCGTCATCGCCATGGCCGGGGACCGCATCGAGATGGCCCCCAACAGCATGATGATGATCCACGACGCGTCCGGCATGTGCTGGGGCAACGCCTCCGACATGGAGGACATGGCCGAACTCCTCGACCTCATCTCCGACAACATCGCGGACGCTTATGCGCAGCGTGCAGGCGGGACGCGCGAGGAGTGGAGGGCCCGTATGCGGTCCGAAACTTGGTACCTCCCCGAGGACGCCGTCGAGAACGGCCTCGCCGACGAAGCCGTCCAAGCCCCCAAGTCCGGCACCCCCACGGCCCCCGACGAGCAGGCCGAGCCGGAGATGGCCCGCGCCTGGGACCTCGCCGCCTACGGCTACCAAGGCCCCAAGGCCACCGGTGGTGTCGTCGCGAACGCGCCCGTGGTCGGCGAGGGCGGCACGGACTGCGTGACGCCCAACGAGCCTGCGGCCGAGCAGCCGTTGACCATCAACATCGGCGCGGCCATCGGCGAGGACTTCGTCGAGCAGCTCCGGGCGATCGTCCGCCAGGAGGTCGCGAACAGGACCACGGCCCCGCCCGCCGCGGACACCCCGGTCGAGCCGGTCGCCGAGACCACGCCCGTCGAACCCGCCCCCGAGCCGGCCGCCGAGCCGGAGCCGGAGGCGCCCGCCGCCGCACCCGAAGACGAGTGGGCGGCGATGGTCGCTCACCTCACCCAGGACGAGCCCGACGCGTGGTCGGTGCTGGTCTCCAACCTCACCACCACGGCGTCGTCCAGCGCGGCGACGGAAGCCTGAAGGAGGCACCAGTGGCAACACCCACCATCCCGCGCAACGCCGACGAGCTGGCGGAAGCGCTCGGCGACACGTCGACGCTGAAGGACATCGTCAAGGACAAGGAGTCCCTGGCGTCGTTCATCACCGACTACGCCAAGACCCAGGCCCGCAGCGACGAGAGCATCGAGCAGCAGGTCCGTGAGCTGGCGCAGCAGGAGTTCGCGAACGCGCTCCGCGGCGACCAGATCGACAAGATCAACCGGCTGAACCTCGACCCGAACGGCCATCCCGTCGCCCGCTCCAAGCACTACAACCCCAAGGCGCCGGGCGCGAAGCTCGACGAGAAGTTCGGCTCCTGGACCGACTACTTCGGCGCCACCTGGGAGGGTGCGAAGACCGCCGAGGCGTTCACCGGCCGCTCCGAGATCGCGAAGATCCAGAACAGCTACGGTTCGTCCGTTCCGGCCGACGGCGGGTTCCTCATCCCCGAGACCCTCCGCGCCGAACTCCTCCGGGTCGCCCTGGAGATGAGCGTCGTCCGCTCCCGGGCCCGGGTCGTGCCGATGGAGTCCCTCACCGTCCCGTACCCGATGCTCGACGTCACCTCGAACGCCTCCAGCGTGTACGGCGGCGTCGTCGGCTACTGGACCGAAGAGGGCGGCGACCTCACCGACAGCGCGCCCACCTTCGGCCGGGTCAACCTGACCGCGAAGAAACTGACGCTCTACAGCGAGATCCCCAACGAGCTCTTCGCGGACAGCATCATCAGCCTCGAACAGTTCATGTCCCAGTCCTACCCCGAGGCCCTCGCCTGGTTCGAGGACGTCGCCTTCACCGAGGGCAACGGCGTCGGCCAGCCGCTCGGCTACCTCAACGCCCCCGCCGCCGTATCGGTGCCGAAGGAGTCCGGGCAGGCCGCAGGGACGCTCCTGTGGGAGAACATCGTCAAGGCCTACAGCCGGATGCTCCCCTCCTCGATCGCCCGCGCGGTGTGGGTCGCCCACATCGACACCTTCCCCGAGCTCGCCACCATGGCCCTGTCCGTCGGCACCGGCGGCTCCGCGGTGTGGATCGGCAGCGGTGCGCACGACGGCGTTGGCGCACCGCCCATGACGATCCTCGGCCGGCCGGTGATCTTCACGGAGAAGGCCAACACCGTTGGTACGGCGGGTGACATCAACTTCGTGGACTTCGGCTACTACCTGATCGGTGACCGGCAGGCCATGCAGTCGTCCACGTCGACCGAGTACAAGTTCGGCAACGACAAGACCGCTGTCCGCGTGATCGAGCGTGTCGACGGCCAGCCGTGGATCAAGTCGGCCATCACCCCGCGCAAGGGCTCCAACACGCTGTCGCCGTTCGTGAAGGTCGCGACCCGAGCCTGATCCGCCAGCCGGGGCGGGCATTCACACCCCCGCCCCGGCCCATCCGCAGAGGCAATCAACCCCCTCAAGGAGGGCACTGTGAAGGGACTCGGAAGGGTCTACAACGTGGTCGCGGCAGCAAGCGGCGTCCACATTCCGCTCACGAACGCGACCGCGGTCAGCTTCGTCACCTACCTCGACGCTGGCACGCAGGTCGCCACGATCAAGGAGTCCGTCGACGGCGCGTCCGAGCAGGCGCTCGACTGCAACGTCTACCCGCACAAGGGCCCCGGTGTCGGCGGCACGTGGACGGCGATGGCGGAGCAGGACGACACGCTGGACCTGGGCACCGACGCTACGAACGACTGCATGGTCTTCACCGTCGACGCGTCGCAGCTGTCGGACGGCTTCAACTGCGTCGAGGTGACCGTCTCCGGCGGTATCTGCGTCGCGATCGTCCACGACCTCGTGCAGCAGCGGAAGCCCGCCAACCTGCCCCGCAACGTGGTCTGAGAGGGCTGAACTCATGAGCACCCTCATCCAGAGCGGCCAGCTGAGGACGCTGAACCTCGGACAGCGCGCGGAGAAGGCGTCTGGCGCCATCACCGGCGACCCGACGATCAGCCTGTTCACCGTCACCGGCGGCGAGGTACTCATCACCTCGCTCTACCTGAAGGTGACCACCGCGATCGCCGCGGCCGGCGGCACGCTGGCGCTCCAGACGAACCCGACGACGGGCGACACGGTCACGGTAGTTGCGGCGACCGACCTCGGTACGACCGACTCTGCTGCCGGAACGCTGATCGGTGTGGTCGACGAGTCCACCACTACGCCGGACTTCCGTAAGGGCGGCCGGGCGCTGACGAACCTGCCGGTCACCACGGGCACGGTGGAGCTGGTCGGCGGGTCCTCGGTGGACGGCGCGGTCACCGCGGTGTGCACGTGGGTGCCGCTCACCAATGGCGCCGCGCTGGTGGCGAGCTGACATGGCGCTGAGGCGATGCCGGGAGTGCACCACCGCGTTCGCGGTGGGCCTCCCGGCGTGCCCCCACTGCGGTTCGACGGACCACGAGGAGGACGGCGCCATGCCGAAGATCACCCGCCACGGCGGGCCCACCATCGCCGGGGCCGCGGTCGTGGCCGGCGGTTGGAGCAGCGAGGGCGAGCCCGACGTGTGGCCCGCCCTGGAGGCGGAGGGAGGGGAGGAGCCATCCCCTGGGAACAGCTCATCTCCATCAGGCGAGAAGCCGTCGACCGAGCCCGAGACGAAGCCGAGCGCGACCCCGTCGCGTGCCCGAACGACGGCGAGCCGCTCGAAGAAGGCCCGGACGGGCAGCCGTTCTGCCGGTTCGACGGCTGGCGACCAGGAGGCCGGTACGTCGGCTGCTGACGGCGGGGGCTCCGAGTGAGTGCCTTCCGGAACAACGAGCTGTTCAAGGCCGAAGGCCTGACCTTGGACAGCTCAACCGACCACGTCACGGACGGCGTCACCAACGCGACGACTGGGCGTACTGGCGCGATCGACATCAGCCGGATCAGCAACGGTCTGTTGATCGTGACGGTGGCGGACGCCCCGACCGGCACCGACCCCACCTTGGCGGTGTTCTTCGACGTGCTCGATGCGACCGGCACGACGTGGGTGCAGACGTCGGCCGGGACGTCGATCGGTGGGGCGCTGCTGACGACGTCGGGCTACACCTACGGGCTGATCAACAACGGGTACGTGCTGTCCAACCTGGGCCGGATCCGCTGGACCCTCACCGGCACAGACCCCAGCTTCACGGGCGTGAGCTTCTCCATCCACGGCCGGCCCTGACCCGCCACGACAAGACCTGAGAGGAGGTGACTGGAGATGGGTGTCTGGTTTGCGACGCGTGAGGATGTGATGCGTGCCCTGGACGTGAAGCTGACCGCGCGCAACGCACGGCAGATTGATCGGGCGTTGGAGTCCGCGTCGCGTGACGTTGAGGACGACCTGTGCCACCGCACGTTCGCGCCGACGATCGCGACGAAGTCGTTCCCGTACCCGGGCCCGCAGACGGGGCGTCCGTGGCGGCTGTGGCTCGACGCGAACGAGCTCATCTCCGTCACCTCCCTCACGTCCGGCGGCGTCACGATCGCGTCCAGCGACTACTTCCTTGAGCCCAACGAGTACGGGCCCCCCTACAACCGGCTGGAGATCGACCTCGACTCCTCGGCCGCGTTCAGCAGCGGGGGCACGTACCAGCGGGCCATCACGGTGACCGGCTTGTGGGGCTACCGCAACGACGAGACCACGGTGGGCGCCCTCGCGGCCGCCGTCGGCTCGACGACCGTCACCACGTTGACGGTGAACGCCGCAGCCTCCGCCGAACTCGGCGTCGGCAGCGTCCTCCGCATCGACACCGAACGCCTCCAAGTCACCAACCGGACCATGGCCGACACCGGGCAGAACGTCGGCGGCAGCGGCCTCACGGCGCAGCAGAACAGCGTCACCCTGACGGTCAACGACGGCACAGCGTTCACCGTCGACGAGGTGCTCCTCGTCGAGTCCGAGCGGATGCTCGTCGTCGACATCGCAGGCAACACCCTCACCGTGCAGCGCGCCTGGGACGGCACCGTCCTCGCCGCGCACGCGGCCGGCGTCGACATCTACGCACCGCGGACCCTCACCGTGCAGCGGGGCGCGCTCGGCACCACCGCGGCAACGCACGCGGACGCGAGCAGCGTGGTGCGCTGGGACCCGCCCGGTCTGGTCCGTGACCTCGTCATCGCCGAGACGCTCAACCGCGTCACCAACGAACTCGCGGGCTACGCACGCACCCGCCGCGCCGGCGGTGGCCTCTCCAGTAACGACCAGGCCCTCGTCGCCCGCGACCTGCCCGCCCTGCGGCAGCAGGTCTACAACGCCCACGGCCGCAAGGCCCGCACGAGAGGAGTCTGAGATGCCCGGCTTCGACGTCCGCGTCAACTCCTCAGCGTCCGGCCCATGGGCCACCGGCCGTGCCGGGCGTGCCCTCCACGACTACGCCGACGACGTCGAGTACCAGGTGGCGCTTGAGGGCGAGCGGATGGTGCACCAGCGGCTGCGGCAGGTGCTCCGCCACCCGACCGGCTACTACCAGTCGAAGATCAGCGTGGACCGGACGTCGGGCGGCCGGTACATGGTCCACGACGGTGGCCGCATCGTGTACGGCCCGTGGCTGGAGGGCACCGGCTCCCGCAACAGCCCCGTGACCAGGTTCCCCGGCTACTTCACGTTCCGGCGGACCAAGCCGCTGCTGGACCGTAAGGCCCCGCAGATCGCCCGCGAGCTCCTCGCCCGGTACCGGTCGAGGGGGCTGATCTGACATGGCCCTCGACATCCGTACCATCCTCGACGCGGTCGAAGACCACGCGCTGGCGTCCGGCTACTTCGCCGCGGTCAACGGCCACGAGCCCAAGTCACCGCCCGTCAGCGGCATCACCTGCGCCGTGTGGGTCGAACAGATCGGCCCCGCCCGCGGCGGCTCGGGGCTGAACTCCACCTCGTCGCGGCTGGCTCTGTTCGTGCGCCTGTACTCATCGCTGGTGCAGCAGCCCGTCGACGCGATCGACCCCGACTTGATGACCGCCCTGGATGCCCTCATGGCCGCGTACTCCGGCGACTTCACCCTCGGCGGCCTCGTCCGCCAGGTCGACCTCCTCGGCACCTACGGCGACCCGCTGTCGGCGCGGGCGGGCTACCTCGCCGAGAACGGGGCGGAGTACCGGGTCATGACCATCACCCTGCCGCTCATCGTGAACGATCTCTGGAACCAGGAGGCATAGTGGCCAAGGAAAGCGGCCTGGGCGACAACCTGTACATCGCAGGGCACAACGCCTCCGGCGACATCCAGCAGCTCGGCCGAATCGGCGGCGGCCCTGCCCTGCTCAACATGACCGGCATCGACAAGTCGGCGTACGAACGCAAGGGCGGTCTGCGGGACGGCGCGTTCGAGATGACCACGTTCTTCAACACCGACCCGGACGTCGACCAGACCCACGAGAAGTTGTCCGCGCTGCCCCGTACGGACGTCCTCCTCACCTACTGCCGGGGGACGACGCTCGGGAGCCCGGCTGCGTCGCTGGTGGGCAAGCAGGTTGGGTACGACCCGCAGCGCGGCGACGACGGCATGATCACCTTCAGTGTGTCGGCACAGGCAAACGGCTACGGCATTGAGTGGGGCCGACAGCTCACCGCCGGAGTGCGTACGGACACGGAGGCCACGGACGGTACGAGCATCGATACTGCGGCGTCGGCGGACTTCGGTGGTCAGGCGTACTTGCAGGTGTTCGACTTCGACGGCACGGACGCCACGGTGAAGATCCAGGACAGCGCCGACAACGTGACGTTCGCCGACGTGACCGGCATGGCCTTCACGCAGATCACGGCCGGGCCGACGTCGGAGCGGATCGCGATCGGCAACACGGCCACGATCCGCCGCTACGTCCGCGTCATCACCGAGACCAGCGGCGGCTTCTCGACCTTGTCGTTCGCCGTGAACTTCATCAAGAACGAGGTCGCCGATGTCCAGTTCTAACACCGGGCAGCTCTCTCGCATCGACCCGCTGATGCCCGCGCACGCCTACAAGACGTACGCGATGGTGTCGCCAATCTCGACGCACATGCGGCAGGCCACCTGCGCGGAGGTCGGCTGCGAGCACTACCTGAACGGTTGGCAGGTCCGCGTCGAGAACCTCACCCCGGACCTGCTGCACACGGCCAAGACCGCGCGGGTCACGGTCAACGGCCGCCAGGTGCCTTACCGATATCGCGAGCAGCGCGTCGCGGAGGGCGAGACGTGGCTGGTGTTCGACGCGGGCCAGCCGTGCTTCAAGGCGTCCACGCACCGGGCGCCACTGGGCCGGCCGCCGCTGTACATCGTCCGTGACGGGGACCACCGGGGTAACCCGCGCGGCACGAAGGCCCGGCTGCATCAGCGGGCTGAGAACTGGGTTGAGGACTTCGCCGAGCACCAGCAGGCGCTCGCCGACGAGATCAAGAAGGGGTGACGTAGTGGCCAACAACGACGGGATGCGGCTGGTCGTCGACACAGTCGACCTGACCGACGAGTGCGAAGACTTCGAGATCCACACCCCTGCGATGGTGCACGAGATTCCGGACGAGGAGCCGTGGACGAACCGCGTTCTCGGCCCGGCCAGCTTCACCATCCTGATCAACCGCCCGAGCGACCGCCTGTACGCGCTCATCGACGGCGGCCAGACGGTGCACGACACCAAGGTCATCGCCACCGGCATCAACACCTCGATCACCCACCCCACGCACTTCCACAAGGGCTGGGTCGGGGCCGATGGCGTCCGCAAGATGTTCGGCTCTCTCGCCCCCGACCGGGAGCGCGAAGCGAAGTGGGTCGAGGAGCTGCCCGCCGGGGCCAGCACCACCGAAGCAGAAGGGAACTAGGCCATGGCGAAGTCGACCGGATTGGGCCAGACGACACTCTCAGTGGACGACGCGGGCGGGACCGCGCGCGACATCCGCAACGACATCACCAACTGGCAGATGTCCACGCCCCGTGGCGTGCAGGACGTCACCGGCGTCGACAAGTCCGCGAACGAGCGACTGCTCCTGCTCGCCGACGGCTCCGTCACGTACAACGGCGTGCACAACCCGTCCTCGAACATGTCGCACGACGTGTTCAAGACCGTGCCCTCCACCTCGGTGGCGCGGACCTGCACCAACACCATCAACGGCGTCAGCCTCCCCATGGAGATGCTGTTCTCCGACTACCAGCTCAGCCGCTCCGACAGCGGCGAACTCACCTGGTCCGCGCCCGGCTCCCTCGCCGACGGCACCGTCCCGACCTGGGCCTGAGAGGAGACACGCATGGGCTACAAGGCCACACCTCGCGCGGTGCGGATCGTCTTCGCTGAGGGGCACGAGCACCACGGCGCCGAAGCACGGGCGCGCCGCATGTCCCTCGGCGAGTGGGAAGCAGTCATCGAGAGCGACGAGGACAACGCCCTCGCCGAGTTCGCCAAGCGGCTCGTCTCCTGGAATCTCACTGACGACGACGACCAGCCCATCCCGGCCACCGCTGAGGGCCTGCGGCAGGTCGACACGAGCCTCGTCACCGCGCTGAAGACCGCGTGGCTCCAGTCGATCGTGGGGGTGCACGATGCGGACCCTTTGCCGCAGAGCTCGCCCTCTGGCGAGCCGTCCCCGGCGGTATCCGAGATTCCGACGGAAGCACTGTCACCGAGCCTGGCGAGCTGACCCGCGCCCGGCACCTGCTCGGGCTTCTGGAGCGGTTCCCGGGCTACACGCTGACCTCCTTGCTGGAGGAAGACACCGAGCTGCTCCGCCTCGTCAACATCGAGCGGCTCGGCACACCTGACACACCGATCGAGGAAGGGGCCCCGGATGGCTGACGACGTCACAATCACCGTGCACGTCCGGGACCTCACCGGGCCAGGCTTCCACTCCGTCTCCCGCAACCTCAACCAGCTCCAACGCCAGGCGTCCAGCATGGGCGGCTCCCTCCGCATCGTCGGCGGCCAGCTCGGCAACGTCTCCAACGCAGCTGCGGACGCCGGGCAGTCCCTCGGCGGCGGCATGGGGCTGCGGGGGCAGGCGATCGCCGCGGGGGCTGCGCTCGGTACGACGCTGCTGCCCACCATCGGGGCGCTCGCTCCGATGCTGACGGGTCTCGCCGCGGTGGCGGGCGGCGGCGCGCTCGCGATGGACGACCTGAAGAAGAAGGCGAAGGAGCTCAAGCCCGCCTTCGAGGACTGGAAGAAGGTCGCCGAGAAGGCGGTCGCTCCGCACACGGAGAAGGCCGTCAAGTCCCTGAAGTCGGCGATGAAGGACCTGACCCCGGTGATCGAGACGGGGGCGGACACGTTCGGCCGGATCACGGAGAAGGCCGCCCGCTTCGCCGACTCGCCCGCCTTCAAGGGCGCGTTGGCGAAGAACGCTGAGATGGGCTCGAAGTGGGTCGAGGAGTTCGCCGGGTCGATCGGCACGTTCACCCAGGCGTTCCTCGACTTCGGCGCCAAGAGCCAGCCCGCGCTGGACGCGTGGGACAACCTCCTGGGCGGCTTCCTCGACTCCGGTTTGCCGAAGATGTTCGACGGGCTGGAGCAGGGCATCAGCGGTTCGTCGGAGCTGCTGTCGGGGCTGGCGTCGTTCATCAACGACGGGTTCCTCCCGGCCCTGGGCAAGGTCGCGGGTTCCTTCTCGGAGGCGTTCGGTCCGCTGATCGGGGAGATGCTCGAAGCCACCGGTGCGGGGCTGAACACCCTGGGTAGCGGCTTCGAGGTCGTGATGGAACTCCTGGAGCCGTTCGCCGGGCTGATGGCGGACGCGTTCCGGGCGATGAACGACGTCGCGGCGATCGGCACAGAGGTAATGGGCGAGCTCGCGAGCGTTGTCGGCGGGTCCCTGTTCGAGGCGCTGATGTCCGTGGTCGGCATCGACACGTCGCAGCTGGGCAACGGGTTCCGTGGCCTGTCGAACTGGGTGCACGAGAACGAGGGCGCCATCCGCAGCGCGTTCACCGCGATCGCGACGAGCGTGGTGGACATGGTCATGATCGGTGTGAACACGCTGCCGCTGCTGGTGGGTGGCTTCCGTCTGATGACGTCGGGGGTTCTCACGGCGCTGGACGGGATCGTGTCGGGCGCGGCCGCGGCGTTCGGGTGGATGCCTGGGATCGGCGACAAGGTGCAGGCCGCAAACGAGGCGTTCGACGGCTTCGCTTCCAACTTCCGGGAGTCGCTCGGTGTCGCGCAGGAGAAGGCCAACGAGTTCGCGGCGGTCGCTACCGAGAAGCTGTCCCAGGGAAAGCTGAAGCTGAACATCAGCAACTGGGAAAAGCAGATCGCGACCGCCAAGGCGCAGATGAAGTCGGTGCCGCCGGAGAAGCGGTCGGCGCTGAAAGCCCTGATCGGTGATCTGCAAGCCAAGGTGCGGCAGGCGAAGGCTGATCTTGCGTCGCTGAGGAACCGGACCGTCGTCGTCACCACGCACTACCAGATCACCGGCTCGCCGGGTGCCCAGTCGGCCCGTCGTAGAGGGTCGCACGGTTCGCAGTTGGCCAACGCCAACGGCAGCATCACCGAGTACTTCGCCCAGGGCGGCATCCGCTCGTTCGCGGACGGCTCCGAGAACCACATCGCGCAGATGGCGCCTGCCGGTGCGATGCGCGTGTGGGCGGAGCCGGAGACGGGCGGCGAGGCGTACATCCCGCTTGCTCCGACGAAGCGGCCCCGCTCTGTGGCGATCCTTGAGGAAGTCGCGGACCGGTTCGGGTACCGGCTGGACAAGTTCGCGCGCGGCGGCGTCACGAAGGCAGAGGCGGCCGCGCGGAAGGACGCCCGCGGGGATCTGACGATCAGCCGGTTTGGGCAGTTCGCCGGGCACCAGCGCTCCGAGTTCCGGTCTCAGCTCGGCAACCCCGACAGCATGCGGTCGCTGATCGACGGCCTCAACCAGTGGGCCACCAAGATCCGCGCAGCCACCCACGGCAACACCGAGAAGAACCTCCTCCGGGCGCTCGACTCCACCGGCAAGAAACTCCTCGCCTACGAGAAGCAACTCACCTCGGTGACCAAGAGTCTGGAAGGGGCCCGGGACAAGCTCAACGGCTTGAAGCAGGCCGCGAGCCAGCTCGCCGACTCGGTGAAGTCAGGTGTCCTGAACGCATCGAACATCACCAAGCGCCAGCACGACGGCCCCGTCACCGTCGCCTCCGTCATGGGCGGCCTCACCGCGTCCCGCGACAAGGCCACCTCGTTCTCGAAGGCCCTGGCCGACCTCAAGAAGAAGGGCCTCGACGGGAAGCTGCTCCAGCAGATCGCCGAGGCCGGAATCGACGGCGGCGGCCTGGAGACGGCGGGCGCGCTGCTGAACGCGTCGTCCAGCGAGATCAAGTCGATGAACAGCCTCAACCAGCAGATCAACAGCGCGGCCGGTGCGGCGGGGAAGACCACGTCGGACGCGGTGTTCAAGACGGCGATCGCGTTGCAGGACAAGCTCGTCGACAAGCTCGCCCGGCAGCAGTCGAAGCTCACCTCGGCGATGGACAAGCTCGCTGCGGCGATGGAAAAGATGATCGAGAAGGGCTTCGGGATGAAGGCCTCTGGCGGCATCATCGGCGCAGCATCCGGTGGGGCGCGCGGCTCGTGGACGATGGTCGGCGAGCACGAGCCCGAACTCGTCCGCCTGCCGTTCGGCTCCCGCGTGTACTCCGGGCCGGACACCCGCCGCATGCAGCAGCAGGCCTGGACGTCGATGCTCAACACCCCCCAGCGCGGCGGCGCACGGTACACGCCGGCACCAGCCGCGGGGGCGAGTGCGCAGCCGATGGTGATTCAGTTGAAGATCGGCGATCGGGACCTTGGTGAGCTCGTGATCGATCCGCTGCGGCAGGCGGTCGCGCGGCGTGGCGGGATCGTGCAGGCCACCATCGGGAAGGGCGGCGTCTGATGGCGTTCCCAGAGACTCCTCTCCCCATCAAGGCGGAGCTGCGGCTCGGGTCGACGTGGACGGATTTCACGTCGCGCGTCAGGGCTGAGCAGCAGATCCGTATCCGCCGTGGCCGTTCGGACTGGGGCCAGCAGGTCGACACGTCGAGCTGCATGTTCACGATGGATAACAACGACGGCGCGCTCACCCCCCGCAACCCATCGAGCCCGTACTACGGTCAGATCGGCCGCAACACCCCGTGCCGCGTTTCGGTGATGACCGGGGACACGTACTTGGACCTGCCTGGCGCCAGCACGGGCGACTACGCCGAGACGCCGGATGCGGCGGCGCTGGACATCACTGGCGACCTGGACGTGCGGCTGGACATGTCGCTGGCGAACTGGCTGCCGCCAGTCACCAGCGGCGCAACGGTCGAGATGATCGGCAAATTCGGGTTCACCGGGCAGAAGTCCTGGTTCCTCGGCACCCGCAGCGGGCGCCTGTTCTTCGAGTGGTCGGCGAACGGCACGGACTCCCTGTCGGCGTCGTCAACGATCGCGCCAGTGATCCCGGGCCCGGGCGGCCGCATGGCGGTGCGGGTGACGCTGGACGTGGACAACGGCGCGTCGGGCAACACGGTGCGCTTCTACACGGCGCCGACGATCGACGGGCCGTGGGTTCAGGTCGGGGATCCCGTCACCCAGTCCGGCACCACCAGCATCTTCAACTCGACGGCGAACCTGAGGATCGGCAACGCGACCAGCTTCACCTTCAACCTGCCGCTGGGCCGCTGCCACGCCGCCGAGGTCCGCAACGGCATCGGCGGCACCGTAGTGGCGAATCCGGACTTCACCGCGCAGACCGTCGGCGCCGCGAGCCTCGCCGACTCGGCCGGCCGCACGTGGACGATGAACGGCAACAGCCAGATCACCAACCGCAAGACCCGCTTCGTCGGCGAGGTCAGCGCGTGGAACACCAGGTGGGAGACCAAACACGACGTCGTCTGCCACGTCGAAGCGTCCGGGATTATGCGCCGCATGTCCCAAGGCGCGTCGCCTGTCCGGTCGCCCATGTACCGGGAGTTCACCAACGCGAGCCGGTCGGGCATCGTCTCCTACTGGCCCATGGAAGACGAAGCGTCAGCGACCCGCTTCGCCTCCGGCATGGGCGGCCAGCCCGCCATGACGATCCCGTCGTCCGGCGGGGTGACGCCGGCGGCGTACTCAGGCTGGGCCGCGTCGGCGCCACTGCCCACGTATTCGTTCGGGACGACGCGGGTGTCGGTGGCCCCGTACACGGCGACGAACTACATCTTTACGCGGTTCTTCGCCGCGGTCCCGGCGGCCGGGGTGACGAGCACGGACCGCCTGTTCACGATCGTCACGACCGGGTCGGCCCGCACCTGGGCGGTGTGGATCAACACGGCTGGCGATTTGGACCTGCGGGCGTACGACTCCGACGGCACGCAAATCCTGGCAACCGGCTTCGACCCGGTAGCGATCAACGGGAAAAACGTACAACTCGGCGTCGAACTGACCCAGAACGGGACCGCAGTCGACGCGACGCTGTACGTGTTCTACGTCGATGAGTCCACCCTGAACGTGATCGTCAGCGACGGCGTGGCCACGACCCTGGCGGCGACCACGATCGGCGCGGCCACCGAGGTACGGTTCGGCTTCAACGGCCTGCTGAACGGCACCGCCTTCGGGCATCTCGCCGTGGCCAGCAGCAGCACGGCATTCGCGGACACGATCGGCGCGATGATCGGCTGGGACGGTGAGGTCACCTCCGCGCGCCTCTACCGCCTCGGAGTAGAGGAGCTGACGCCCTGCTTCTCCGCGAGCATCAGCGAGGAACAGATGGGCGTACAGGGCCTGTCACCGCTCCTCGACCTCATGCGGGAAGCCGCGGACGCAGACGAAGGCATCCTCCACGAATCCCGCGACTGGTATCCCGCGTTCCGGTTCCGCGACCGGCCCAGCATGTACAGCCAGCAGCCCGCCATGGTCCTCAACTACACCGGCGACGACGGCCTCGTCACGCCCCTGGACCCAGTGGACGACGACCAGGCCGTCCGCAACGACCGAACCGTGCAGCGCGCCGGCGGCTCATCGACCCGGCGGACGCTGGATACGGGGACGTTGTCGACGCGGGTCCCGCCGAACGGTGTCGGCCGGTACGACGACTCGCAGACCCGCAGCCTGTACGTGGACGCCCAGACTGGCGACCACGCCGGCTGGCTCCTCCACCTCGGCACTTGGGACGAGACCCGCTACCCAGTCGTGAGAGTGAATCTCGCGGCGGCCCCGCACATGATCGAGGCCGCCACCAGCGTCGACATCGGCGACCGCATGGACATCGCCAACCCCCCATCGTGGCTGCCCCCGGACCTGATCGAGCTCATGACCCAGGGCTACAGCGAGGTCATGGACCAGTTCACGTGGACCATCGACTACAACTGCACGCCCTTCGGACCGTGGGATGTGGCGTGGGCGGGCGACGCCTCGACGGCCTCTGTCGAGCGTGAGTTCCAGTGGGTCGACACGGACGGCTCCCAGCTCGCCGAGGCTCTCACCACGACCGAGACGGACGTCGACGTTTACACCACGACGGGACCTGTGTGGACCCCGAACGTGCGCGACACGCCGTTCGACTGGCGGATCGGCGGCGAGGTCATGACCGTCACCGCACCCGGCTCCCTCCTCAACAGCAATGCCTTCTTCGACACGGACACCGCCGGTTGGGCGGCGCAGTCAACGTCGATCGCCTGGTCACAGACCCACGTCAACCCACACCCCCGCGCGCTCGGCTCCCTCCTCATCACCCCGGACGGTGCCACAGCGGTCGGCGGGGCACTCGCCGACTTCACGCCGGTCGGCTCCATCACCCCCGGAGCCGTCTACACCCTGTCCTGCTGGGTGTACTCCCCGAACGGCTGGTCCGATTTGCAGCCTGCGGTGAACTGGTACGACTCCGCCAGCACGCTGCTGTCCAGCGCGGTCGGCACCAGCATGTCGGCGTCCTCGTCGGTGTGGACGTACCTGGAGCAGGACTTCACGGCGCCGGCGAGCTCCTCACGGGCCAAGGTCCGGCTGCGGCACGGCGGCACACCAGCGGTATCGGATGTCTGGTACGTGTGGGCGGCGCGGATCACCCGAAAGTCCTCGTCGTGGCTGCACGACCAGTTCGGCCGGACCGCGGCCTCGACGTGGTCGCTCGCGGACTCGGGACAGACCTGGCAGACCGGCGGCGGCACCGCAGCGGACTACAACGTCACGAGCGGATACGGGTCGCACCGGCTGGCCACGGCCAACGCGTCCCGCCGTACCTTCGTGAGCTTCCCGTACAGCGACTTCGACGCGTACGTCAGCCTCACCCCATCCGCGACCGCAACGGGAGGCTTCCTGTCCGGCGGGCTCACCGGCCGCTACACCGACAGCGACAACCTCTACACCGCGCGGCTCGCGTTCAACTCGACCAGCAGCTCCATGACGTTGACCATCCGTAAACGCGTCGCGGCGGCGGAGACGGAACTGGCCTCGTACTCCCTGCCGTACACGTACACGGCCGGCACGTTCATGCGACTCCGGTTCCAGGTGTCCGGGAGCACGCTGCGGGCGAAGGCGTGGCGGGCGTCGGATCAGGAGCCCGGCGTGTGGCACACGGAAACCACCGACACGGCGTTGACCACCTCCGACTTCATCGGGCTGCGGTCGATCTCCTCCTCGTCGAACTCCAACGTCAACCCGGAGATCCGCTACGACGACCTCGACCTGATCAACCCGCAGACGTACACCGTCACGCGGTCTCAGAACGGCGTCTCCAAGACGCATTCCGCCGGCGCCGTCGTGGCGCTGGCCCACCCGGCATACACGTCCCTGTAGGAGGCCCGCCGTGTCCCAGTACCCGACGATCTACGCGGGCCAGCGCCTCACCGGCACGCTGCTCCGCTCGATGATGCCGGACATCATCGTCAAGAACACCAACGAGGACCGGGCGTCGACAACGACCCTCGCCAACGACAGCGACTTGGTGGCGACGTTGGAGGCGAACGCCGTGTACCACGTCACCATGTACATCCACTTCGCGGCCCTCGACGCAGCCCAGTTCCAAACGCAGTGGGCACTGCCCACAGGGGCCTCGGGAAACCGGTCCGCGAACGGCGCAGCATACGAGCTCGCCTCGTCCGGGGCTGCGACGGCGCAGGCCGCGAACGGCGGCTACCACCGCAGCGGCGTGCACGGCTTCGGCACGGCGGTGCGGTACGGCACCCGCGCCTCGGCAACGAACCAGGCCTTGGCGATCGAGGAGGGCGTCGTCACCACCAGCAGCACCGCCGGAACCATCGCGCTGATGTGGGCCCAGTTCACGTCCAACGCCACCGCCACTCGCGTGGGGGCTGGTTCCTCCATGCACATCCGACGACTCGCGTAAGGGGCACACACGATGGCTTTGAAGTGGACAGATCCCGCACCGCCGGTGTTCTCGCACCGGACGCCGCTGCTGATCACGGCTCAGAAGGGACTCCCGGGCGGTTCCGCACAGATGTCGTTGCAGGCGTCGGTGATCGTGGAGGGGCCGACGCCCACGGACGAGGATCTGCTGGCCTGGTACGGGGTGCTGTATGAGGCGCTGAAGGTGGACGGCTGGTCGCTGGATCTGCGGTTCGAGCAGGCCACGACCGTGCAGCGGCAGATCGCCGAGACGGGAGAGTAGGCCATGGCCACACCACTGACCGCGACGCAGATGGTTGCGGCACTGCGCGCGGAGGGCGTGACCGTCCACGAGGTCCGCTCGTGGCGCACCCACAACCGCAACCACAAGGGGCCGTGGGGCCCGGTCAACGGGGTGATGATCCACCACACCGTCACCTCCGGCACGGCCAGCTCGGTCGCCCTCTGCTACGACGGGCATAGCACGCTGCCCGGGCCGCTGTGCCACGGCGTCATCGACAAGAAGGGCGAGGTGTGGCTCGTCGGCAACGGCCGCGCCAACCATGCCGGATCGGGCGACGATGACGTGCTGAAGGCCGTCGTCAACGAGACCTCTTTGCCCGCCGATGACGAGGCGAACACCGACGGCAACCGGTACTTCTACGGCTTCGAAGCCATCAACCTCGGCGACGGCAAGGACCCCTGGCCGGCGGCGCAGGTCGAGGGGGTCGTGCGGGCCTCGGCGGCGATCTGCCGGGCGCACGGCTGGAACGAGCGCAGCATCGTCGGACACAAGGAGTGGCAGCCGGGGAAGGTCGACCCGCGCGGCATCGCCGGGGACATGGACGGACTCCGGAAGCGGGTGGACGAACGGCTGAAGCACCCGGCGTCGTGGTCGCCAGGCACGGCCACCCCGCCGAAGCCGCCAGCGCCGAAGCCGACCACGCCGGCCCCCGCGCCGGCACCGCGTGAGGAGGACGGGTTGAAGCTGTCGGATCAGGTGCCGCTCGGGAAGTGGATCCCGGAGCTGTGGCCGGACGATGCCGGGCTGGCTGACGGGCGGATCCTCGTGCAGACGGCGCTGGGGTCGACGTACGGGCATGCCCGTGCGGCGCGTGAGGCCGTGGATGCCCTGCGTGCGGAGGTTGCGGATCTGCGGGCGATGGTCGTCAAGTTGACGGCTGCACTCACGAAGGAGAGCTGATCATGAGGGACGAGAACAAGCGGACTGTGCGGACGGTGCTTCAGACGGCGCTCGGGTTCGCGGTGGCGCTGCCGTTCATCGTGCAGGCGTCGGGTGTGCCGGAGTCACTGCCTGCGGTCGGCGGTGCTCTGGCGGTGGCGGGTGGGTTCGCGCGTGTGATGGCGCTGCCGTCGGTTCAGGGGCTGCTGCCGTCGTGGCTGCGGACCGACGGGGCTGAGGCGGTGCGGGAGTGACGCCGCCGGAGCAGGCGACTCTCGCGTTGGAGCTGGCGGAGATCCGCAGGTCCGTGGAGGTGGGGTTCACCGAGCAGCGCGGGCAGTTGGCGCTGCTGGTGCAGCGGGGGGAGCAGACCGATAAGAAGCTCGACGACCACGAGACCAGGTTGGACGCGCTGGAGAAGGGCCGCTGGCCACTTCCGAGCATCGCGGTGCTGGTGGCGGTCGGGTCGCTGGTGTGGCAGGCGGTCGGCCGGTGAACGCCGGGGACGCGGTGTGGGGCGGCCTGATCCTGGCGGGTGCGGCGGTCGAGACGTGGGCGCTGCGCTCGGCCCGGCAGGAGGACACGCTGTCGGCGGCGACTCGGCGCTGGTTCCGCGTCCACACGAAGGCGGGCGCGGTGGTGTTCGTGGTCGGGTGGGTAGCGTTCTCCGCCTGGTGGATCGATCACGTGATCAACTGACCGGCTGCTCGTGAGGGCCTCGTTCGCTACGGCAAGCGGGGCCCTCTGCCGCGTAATCTGGACGTAGGGGCGTCCCGTGCGTGACTGCGCAGCACGCGCCCGCTTCTCTGTAGCCGCTTAGCCTCCACACCAGGGGCGCAGCGGCGGCCGTCCGACGGCGGGACCCGGGCGGCGCTACGCCGCCGTGGTGACGTCCCCGCGTTCGACGGCCCGGAGCTCGGCGCACAACCGCTCGTACTCCTCCCTCCGCCATCACAACCCGATCGCCGCCAGCACCCGCGCGGTATCCGACAGCCCCGCCAGCACGACGTCGGCGCCAGCGGAACGCAACTCCTCCTCGGAGGTCTTGCCCGACGCGACAGCGACCACACGAACCCCAGCCTCCGAGCCGCCCTCCACGTCGGCAGGCGTATCACCCAGGAACACCGCCGCCTGCGGCGGCACAGCCGCCCGCTTCAGGGCCGCCGTCAGCAGCTCCGGCCGCCCCTCACCGTCCTCGCCGTAAGCCCCCTCGTCGAGCCGCATGTAGGCGTCCAGGCCGAACACGGCCAGCTTGACCTCGGCCGCAGCCCGGACGTTGCCGGTCACAACAGACTGCCGCACACCCCGCTCCGCCAGCGCGGCGAGAACCGCAGCGGCACCAGGCAGCGCGTGCCCCCGCTCGCGCAGTTCGGCCGCCCGCCGCACGTGCAGGGCGCCGAGCGCGTCAGCGAACCGGGTGAACAGCTCCTCGTCATAGTCGACGTCGTGGAGTCGGGCGGTCTCCCGCAGGATCACCCGCTCCGTCGACCCAGTCACCGACGCCTGCTCCCGCAGTGCCACGCCCGTCACCTGCTCGAACGCCTCGCCCCACAGCTCCCCTCCGAACCCCCGCGTCGCCATCAACGTGTGGTCGATGTCCCACAGCACCAATTCCGGCACCGACGCCTCCCCTCTCCACAAACCTCCGGTCCCCACGCAGCGGGCACCCTACGCTCAGAACAAGGAGCAAGGAGTAGGCGCATGGTTGCATCAGACCTCCCCATCGGTGACCGGATCAGGCACTACCGCGGCGGGCGCCGACAGGACGCGGTCGCAGGACTGGTCGGCATCTCACCCGACTACCTGTCGCAGATCGAGCGCGGCCTCAAGGTGCCGTCGCTGCCCATCCTGTACGCCCTCGCGCAAGAGCTGGGCGTTCCCACGGCCGCACTCCTGTCGGAGCAGCCGCCCTCCGAGGAGGAGACGACGGACACCGCAGAAGCCGCCGTAGGCCGGGCCCTCCTCGGCTACGGCCCAGCCCGCAGCACCGAGCCCGTGCTGGCGGCTGAGCTGAGGGACCGGGTGGAGGCTGCGTGGCGGAGCTGGCAGACCGACGCCGCGCGGTTCACCAAGGCAGCCGAAACGCTGCCTGGGTTGGTAGCTGACGTCGAGCACGCCGCACGCGCAGCGCGGGCCAGGACAAACCCCGTTGAGCGGCGTGCTGTCCTACGTGCCGCCGCGGACCTGTACTGCCTGCTCCGCTCCTACCTGCGCCGCACCGGCCGCGTCGACCTCGCTACCCTCGCCGCCGACCGGGCGATGCGCGCCGCCGAGGATGCCGACGACCCGCTCCGTATCGCCGCCGCCCAGTGGAACCTCGGCCACGTCCTGCTCGCCGCCGGCCAGCCCGGCGAGGCGGAAGAACTCGCGCTGCGGGCGGCCGAGCAGGTCGCCACCTCGCGCATGCCGGAAGTCGAGCGGGCTGCGATGGGCGGCGCTCTCCAACTCGTCGCGGTGGTCGGGGCCGCCCGCCGGCGCCGGTGGTGGGAGGCACGGGAGCGGCTCAGGGAGCACGCGGCGACGGCGGCCCGGTCGGTGCCGGACGGCAGCAACGTCGGCTGGACGGTGTTCGGACCAACGAATGTGGCGCTGCATGCCCTGAGTATCGACATGGAGGCAGGCGAGGCAGGGGAGGCCCTGCATACGGCGGATGCCATTGATACGAGCGGCCTGCCGTCGCTGGAGCGCGAGTTCACCTTCGGCTTGGAGGTAGCGGCATGCCACAGCCAGCGGCGGGACGACGCCGCCGCGCTGCTCGCCCTCACTGGCCTGGAGGCGAGCGCCCCGGAAGATCTCGCCCGCACGCCGCTCGCGCGGCAGTTGGTGCTGACGGTGATTCGTCGGGCCCGGGCGATGCATGCCCGGCAGGCCGAGCAGCTGGCAGAGCGCATCGGCCTGGTGTAGCGCAGACGAGCCCGTAGCTCACCCGAGCTGAGAGTTCGGGTGAGCTGAGCCGCCCCTCCCTACGGTCGTTGGTGTGAGACGGATCACCGCGACCGTGGAGGCCCTCGTGGCAGGGGAGACACACACCAGCAGCGCCGAGGACAGCGTGCTCGCCCTGCTACCGCTCCCCAAGGTGTCCGGCCTGTCCGGGTTACAGGCCCGCGGCGCGGCCTGCGTCTGGTGCCAGACCCGGCTCACCATCGAGACCGCCGTCGACCTCGGCGAGCGGCCGGGTCCCGGCGGGGTGACGCTCTTCCCCCGCGGCTGCGCTTCGTGCGCCCGAGGGGTAGCGGAGCGCCTGTACCGGACTCACGTCGCGAACTGCCGCACATGCCTCCGCAACGAGCAGTGCGCCGACCGACAGGCTCTCCGCCTCCTCGCGTCCGGGGGTGCGCCATGAGGCGCCCCAAGCCCCCGCCTGTCACCGAGCTGACCAAGGCGCAGCACGACGGCTGGGCCTGCTGCTGGTGCGGCATGTCCCTGCTCAAACAGGGCGGCCGGTCCGCTGGCCGCGCCGAAGGCAGCGCGGGCGCCCACGACCTCAGCGTCGAGGTGTACGAGTGCGGGCCCCGCTGCCCCGAACGCCCGGCCCCTGGCCGGATCCCCCGACTCTTGCCCCAGCCCGGGGCGAGTGGCACTACCCCGTCAACCCGATGACCGACTTCGACCGAAGCCGGTCGACACACGGAAGGGAAGCAGCCATGCGACTCACCATGGACGTGCTCAAGAACACCGGTGGTG